CTCACAAGGCGGCATGTGGATTCACCTTGAGCTTGACCAAGAAATGGCTAACGACGCTGCAAAGTTTGAAGCAGCTTGGCGCGCCCTTCCTAAGCCTGGCGCATAGCCGTGGTTGAAATTGCTGTTGCTGGAATCGGCGCGCTTGCTCTCGTGCTTGTCGCAATGATTGAAGGTGGACGTCGTGCTGGCAACAAGCGGTGGGAAGACAACAAAGCGGATCACAACTTTGTAGTTGACAAAATCGAACAGCTGGGCAAGAGTCTCGGCGCTTCGATCGATCGCGTCGAAGACACTGCAGTTCGTACTGAAGAAAAGTTAGACCAACACATCAACGATCACGTAACGGGTCGATTGAATCGCAAAGAGAGGGCGAGCTAATGGCTAAGAAGAAAAAAGGAAGTGGTGTTCGCTCCGGCGATCGCACGCGCATCAACCCACTGACAGGGCAAGCAGAATCAGTAACTGGTACTCGCTCAGGTAAAAAGCGTCAGCTACTTCCATTCGGCCACCCACTCCGTACACACGATCTCAAACCAGCAGGTTCAAAAAAGAAACGTCATGAGGCGTTAATGAACCGCGACAAGTCGAAAGACTAACGACGCACGAAACATTGGCCATCTCCGCCAACGCAGGTCTGAAAGGAAATAACTGCGGCGGAAAAGTTCAATTCACAGTGTAGCAGATCTAAGCGCTACCTTAGGGGGAAACACCCGCCGCTCGGAGGTGACGGCGGGTTTTCTCCTTTCTAAGGTTAGTTACTTATTCCAAGGCTTGATCTGAGGATCGCCTTTTACCCAAGTGTCAGGCACGGGCCATTCAGCACCGTCATACACATGCCAACCAACCTTGAGGTCGTCGTGACAGTTACTACGCGGAACTCCACGCACTGGCGGCTTAAAAACTCCGTTAGGTCTTGTCCAGCCCGTTGCGTATGTTCTTATCCAAACAAGTGCTTGTTCCTTGGACGTCGCGCGCTGTGGTATCTTTGCAAACTCAGCACCGCCCCAATGCAGCCACGTCGACTGCACAGCAGCGTAGTCCTTATGAACCTTGTTTGACTTATGCATAAAGCCAAAGCCACCAGCGTATTGTCCGCTATTCTGCCAGTTTTGCTCTGTCTCACATGTTGCAACATACAGCATGTAAGTAAAGCTCGGGATCTTTTTGCCGATTAGCTCGTCAAAAATGTCCGGCACTGGATCCATAATTTGAAGTTTAGCTGAATAGTCAACAGTGACAGTGTCGCGCTTAGCTTCAGGTCTTGCTTCTGTGTTTTGTTTTGTAACGCCAATCACTCCCGCGATTGTCATTATTCCGCTCACCATAAAGGTGAGCAGAGTCCTCAAGATACTCCACCTTGATAGGCGGACATGGTAATAGTAGTGGTCTTCATAAGATCCTCCTAGTTTGTTCTGTAGACTCGCCAGTTAGCGAGCTTGCCAGAAGAGTTTTCCATAATGTGTTTAGCAACTTTGAGATTGCAGTCGAGATTTCTCAAAACTGTTAGGTCGCCAAACTCAGATCCACACACCTGAGCGGTGATGGTCTTCCATGATGAGTTGATTTGTAGTAGTCCAGAGTCATATGATCCATCGTTATTCAATGTCCATACGATCTTGCCGTTCTTCCAGATGGCGTTGACTGCCTGGGGGTTACAGCGAGACTCGCGCCATGCGATGTATGAAAAGACGTCCACAGGGTGAAGCCCGTGTTGGTCGAACGACTGCTCAAACGCAGGGCATCTTCGCTCTGGACTGTAAGAAATGTTGTACGTAGGAACTGGCTTGTTGCTAGGAACGTTTGCTCTTGACAACCCCATAGCCTTTAGCTTAGCGATATGCTTAGAGCGTGTCTTAGGGCCGTAGTGCCCATCGACTATAGCTGTTCCAATAGTTCTCTGTAATTTGCGCACGCGAGGGCTACGCTCGTTGTACATGTATTTCGCGGTTAAAACACGTTCTGTGTTTGTGGCCGCTGATGCAGTGGTTACTTCGGCTAAAGTTGTCGTCGTTACGGAAAGGGAAGTTGCGCCATGTACCACCAAAGTGGTACTAGGAGGCTCCTTTGGAACACGTCCAGTTGGTGATTGAGTTCCGTATGAAACTGATACATCAGTTCCTAGAAGTCCTGCTGCTACCAAAGTAGATAACAGCACTGCTCTTGTGAGTTTCATGTTTTCAGTCTCCTCGGTTGGTTGCCTTCTCCGGTTGGCTGTAGAGTTAACTATAACCAGTTAGCTCTATAAAAAGAACATTTGACAGCAAAAAACCAATGAAACCCTTTGTTTCCAAGGAAATAAAGTATAAAAAATGTCAAAGCCTTACATAGCAAGGGTTTCTGCTGTACATACTTAACATTAAGGGTGTACGATCTAAATCGTACATTGGAGGGCCAAACCTTTTGCTCGCAAAGGACTTAGCTCGATAGTGTTAGCCATAAGGAGATCTTTATGATCGTAATAGATAATTTCTTAAACGACGACCTGTACGGTGAAATGCTCACAGATGCGACCTTCTTCCCGCAAAGTATGGGAAGTGAAGAGAGGATCGCGACTGAGCTCAACTCGTACCATTATGAACAATCGACCTGCTACGCACCATACATGTTCTGGGACGGCTGGTGGATAAGCCCGGCGAACACTCTTAAGAAACGAATCATTCAGACAATTTGGGAAAGCAACTTGCCAGCTAGGCAAGAAGACATTCTTGGCTTTGAGTACTGGACAAGAACATTTTTGCCTGGTCAGTACCTCGATCTTCACGTTGACGAAGATACTTTTATGTATGAAGAAAGTAAGACATTTCAAGGACCACGCACAGGGTGCGTACTCTATGGAATTGACAACTTGCAAGGTGGGTTTATCGAGCTGCACACAGTGGTCCCGCCTCTTATCGACGGTGCCCACAAAGCTCTCGAACGAGAAAACATCGACAATGCAAAAGGAACAGTGGAAGACAGAGAAAGAATAGCGTATAAAGGAAACCGCTTAGTCATCTTCGACTCTGGCCATGTCATGCACGCAACCACCCCAGCAAAGGCTGGAATTAGACAAGTACTCGTAGTTAACGTGTGGTGCAAAGATGTACCGCCTACTGCGCTAGACAAAGGCACGTTCTACTATGAATAGACGAATCGACAGCGTTTCTATCGTGTCACAGGTCGTCCACGTGACACAACTAGACGACATTGATCACGACCAGGTTGCATCAGACATCGAGCTGTATGCTGTTGGGATCAAGCAAGAGTCACCAGAATACGGTTGGATAAGCAGAGGATTTGTCCAGCACGAGGACCTCGTCATGCCAGTGACACCAGAGATAACAAAGCTCGAATCTGCAATTCTTGAAACTGTCAAGCAAATGACAACTCGCGACTACAAAATTGACGACATGTGGGCGGTCAAGCTTGTGAAAAATCAAAGTGTAATCGCGCATAGCCATCATTCAAATTCTCACGTCCATCCTGAAGAGTACTATTCAGTCGCGTACTACCCACAAGCACCACAAGGATCTGCTGAGCTTATTTTTTCTGCGAACTGGTGCGGAGTCATGCAGACAAATGTGCCAGTGATACCCGAAAAAGGAAAGCTTGTCGTGTTTAATTCGTACCTAACACACATGACGGCCCGACATAGCATTGATGAACCGCGACTAGTCGTAAGCATGAATTTAGCGCCTGTTGTTCCAAACATCGATCCCAACGCTGACTGGTCAGTTTACTGGAACAGACCCATCATTGACAATCCGAAACTAGTTAAGTAATGAGCGCGAAAAGTGCACGTAAAGAAATCGCTCTTCTCTACGCAAGAGTGTCTACGCAAATGCAAGTCAACGACGGAATGTCTCTTGACGCGCAAGAACGCGAACTGCGTCGTGCGGCGGAGCACGCAGGCTTCACTGAGTGTGAGCTTCTTCGTGAAGAAGGTCGATCAGGCAAATCAATTAAAGGGCGGCCAATTCTTAGTGAAGCGCTTGAGCGTCTCGACAAAGGTGATGCTGCGGCTATCTTTGTAACACGCATCGACAGACTTGCAAGATCAACTCAAGACTTTCTTAGCATTGTCGATCGCGCTAGTAAAAATGACTGGCGCATTGTCATGCTCGATCTCAATTTAGACACATCAACATACCAAGGAAGATTTGTTGTGACAATCATGAGTGCACTTGCTGAAATGGAGCGTGCGATCATCGCAGAACGCCAAAAAGATGTCCACAAAGATCGCAGAGAAAAAGGCCTTAAATGGGGAGTAGACCTCGGACCAAAGCAACGAATAAGCGACAAACTGTACGAACAAATTAAAGAATATCGAAGACTTGGAATGTCGTACAACGCCATTGCGAAAAAGCTAAACGCTGATGGAGTTAAAACAGCGTTTGATAAAAAGTGGCACTCGTCAACTGTTAAGTATTACATGGACAAAAATATTTAGATGCCCATCTCAGCACGCTTTTGTGTTGCTGAAATAGCCTCGATGTCTTGTCCGAGTTCTACTTTTTCAATCTTGTAGCCAACGTCGCGTCCGTAAACAATGTTTGTGATGTTTGGCATCATCGTGACAAAAGCATCTGGAATATCTTCTAAGATTAGTTGTTTAACTTTGCTGTACTCAAAAGGATCTTTTTCAGACATTCCACCAGTGTCGCGCACTCCGATGACTACTTGATTGCCGCGCTTTTTTGCTTCTTCATACAAAGCCCGATGTCCAGGGTGCCACGGCTGATAGCGACCAAGCATCAACGTTGTTGGTGCTTTCCAACAATGTATCTTCATTAAATCAAAGCAAAGATCACCTTCTTGTTTGACAGTAAGACCTCTGTTTATTTTTAAGTCGTATTCATCTATAGAAAGATCTTGCCACATACGGTTTGTATCTTCATAGCGGCCTTCATCAATTCTATCTACCCAGAAAGTAAAATCAGCTTTGCCGAACATCTTACGAGTTTCTTTCGTTGGACACACAAAGTCAACGATGCAAAGCTTGTCTTGAGAACTAATTAGACGTGCAATTGCGCCAAGACGACGCGCTTGCTCTAGACGGTCTGTAGTTGCAAAGCCTAAGTCGCTACTAAGATCTGCACGTACGGCATCTGCGTTGAGATGAATTGCTCCACTACGACTTACAAGCTCTTCTGCCAGTGCTGTTTTTCCCGCTCCTGGAAGACCAAAAATTGCAATAATCATATAACTACTTCAATGTAAAAGGGTGGGCCGGGAGTGAATGACATATAACGCCGTGTCTCAGTCACCACTCACCGGCCCTAGACGTCCCTCTCCCGAGACGTCAAACCTTCTAGTTATATAGTATACACGCTCACTATGTAACTCCGTGATTCATTTCTAATCTTTTAGATTTTTTATCGCGTACTTGACGAGCTCTTCAACAGTCAGTCCAGCAGATTGAGCCGCGGACTCGATCTGCGCGAACTCTTTTTTTGTGTACCTCAGAGTAAATAGCTTCTTGTCTGTGACATCAGATCTAAACACCATTTTGTGAGGCTTTCTGCGGAACATGTTTATCGTGCAAATCTAGTGGCGATGCCCCAGTCAACATCGCCAGATGAAACAGCGCGAGGCATTAACATATATCCTTGAATCTCTGCGCGAGAACCGTGACCATTGATGCTCATACCGCGATCCATCATCTTGCGCTGAAACGCAATTTGCGTCATTGGACGCTCACCACGTTCTTCAGACCACACGCGGTACACAGCGTATAGCGATTTGATCGGAATGGTTGCACCTTCAGTTTCTTTAGTTTCTTCAGTCAAGAAAAAACCAATACGATCTTCGTTCTTGCGATAGATCTCTGCAGCTTCAGAAACTGCGGAGCACCAGCCAAGTGCATCACGCGCACTTGAACCAAGAAGCTTGATCGCGCCTTCGACAGCCCACGACAAGACAGCAGGGAGTGCGCCTTCAGGATCAAAGATGTAGTGTTTGAGATCGGGATCAGGGTTTTCTGGAATGTGCGTGAGTGGTACTGGGCGAATACGCCGCCACATAGCGTCATCGTTAATGATCGGTCTGTGGTTTGTTGTTACCCAAAGCTTAGCACGAGACTGGAATGTAAACGGTTTTTCACCAGGTGAGCGTGCTGAGATTTCAGAAGAACCAGTAAGTTTCTTTACTGAGTTTTCTTTAAGACGCTCAGACTCTGGCAATTCGTCAACCCACACCATACGACGTCCACGAAGCTCAGCCCAGTGATAAAGATCGGAACCGTGCGCTTGACCATCGCCTTGAGCAAGGATACTTGAGTCAAGTGGCCACGCGTATTGAGACGTGCCCATCGCCTTAACCAAAGCCTCAACCATGGTGTTCTTACCGGACCCAGGAGGGCCATAGACGAGGAACATAACGTCATATGTACGAAGGCCTGTTAGCGAATACCCAGCAGCTTTTTGCAGCCACTCTTGCAATTCTTTATCGCCGCCGGTAGCGAAGTCAATAAATTGCTCCCAGCGGACATTGCGAATTCCTGGATTATAAGCAACAGGAGCCCTACGAGTAATATAAAGGTCTGGACGTCCACGTAGTAATTCTCCTGTGCGTAGATCGATGACTCCATTGAGACATCCGAGTAATGTTTCGTCGCTATCCCAAGAATCTACACCAAGCATTATGCGAGGATCAGATGTTGCACTTTCAATTGCTCCGCCGATTCGCGCATTTGATTTTGCTTGCTGTGCCCAACGAATAACTTCTGACTGCTTATCTGCATCGTCGAGGTAATGCACAACTTCACTGGCAACGATTGGCGCAAGCTTTTTCGAAAGTTCCCGTGTTTCAAGGCTCTCAACATCTGGTTTCCAGTACGTGCCGTCCCAATGAAACCAACCAAGTCCAGGTGTGTATCTGATCGCAGGGCCAAATGAGTCAACAAGACGACGACCGTTTCCTACGTCAGTGAGCGATCGTTTACCGGGCTCACCACCTTCGTCTTCGCTCAATGCATCGGGATCGAGCGGCACGTCGATATTTGTAAGCTTACTAGCTTTTGCAATTGAGTCACCGTCTTCAATCGAACGTATGACGCTTCCACCAATCGTTCCGCTTAGCTGCTCAGTCGGACGACGTTCACTGCTTGCACTAGTGTTATTTGCGTTTGCGCTTTCTTTTGCTTTTTGAAGCAGCGAACGACTTTCTTCCTGCGACTTATTTGCCCATTCTTGAAGCCCCGGCCAGATTCTTTCTGTCTTAGGATTATCAACTACAAACTGAATAGCACGACGAACATGCATTAGCAAACCACCGGGGCCTTCAAGCTCCAACGGCGGACGAACTTTTTCAGCATTGAAACGGATCATCATCGTCTCAACTGCAAGTCGTCCTGCTTCAGTGTTTACTGGAAACTTGTTAGCTAGCGCGCACGCCATCGAATAAATATCAACAGCGCGTGAGCCTTCTTCAATTCCTTCCTGAAGAAGACGATCGACATCGACACGCTCGCCAGCCCAGTCCATGTCGCCGATAAAGCTCCAGTCGCTATCGCCGAGTACTGTCTCTGAGCGTTTTCCTCGCTTGCGTAGCGCAGCAAGAAGCTCTTCTGGCGCTTCGGCCATTTCGATTTCCCAGGGTGCTTTACCTTCGACCCATTCATAACAGACACCAGAAAAGTGTCGTGATGGTGTGATGAGAACATACCCGTTATGCTTGATGTCGACACCGGGAAGACCAGATTTTTTAAGGTTACCGACAAGCTGCTCAGACTCGTCACACTTATAGAATAGGTGACGGCCTCGAATTTTACGACCGCCCATTGAATACTCACCAGTAATTGCCTCAACAGTTGGAGGCAACGCACCTTCGACAAGTGACTCAAACTTTTCAAACGAATCAGGCCCGCCGGAACGAGGATCAATGTCAATTACAAAGAACCCGCTAGGACGACAAAAAACGCTTACGTTTAGCTCAGCAGATTCTCTCCACCAGCCGCCGACAGTAGTTACTTCACTTGACGCTTGGTTGTTCCATTCAGCGATCGACGGATGTTTTCCAACGTCCTTGGGTTCCGCGTGCGTTCCGCCGCATGTGCATCGCCCATCGACAATTCCATAGCATGGAAGTACTTTCCATCCGCTAGCGGCATACCATTCTGCCGCCGGTCCTAGTCTTCCTGTTGCTGAGTCCCAAGCTGTCATGTACCGAGTTCTTACCTATCTGTGAATAGACCGGGGGACCAGACTATAATCCGATGGACGGGTATTGAGGGTGAATTGACCACGGCGTTTTTTTCTTTTCGACTGTTGTTTAGGTGAACATGGTATCACGTATGTTGCATTAGTAAACGTACTGACATGATACTGTTCGTAGTCTAGTACGTGATACTGTACATAAAACGACAACTGCACACGGGAGGACAAGTATGGGAAAGCTTTTTGAGGAAATTATCCAAGAAAAATCTAAAGCAGGAAATAGATCAAGAATTCAAGAGATCTATGACGAGCTGCCAAAAGCAGATCGAGAAGACTTTATTAAAGCATTAGACGATCACGCGATCCCTGCATCAAACATTTCTAAAGCAATGGCGAAGCGCGGGCACAAATTAGCAGTAAACGTAATATCACGGTACCGCCGTGGAGAATTGGCGACGAAGATCAATGAGCTTAGCTGACGACCTCCGCAAAGAAGACGAATTAGCTGAGCTGCGTAGAGCGCTGAAGCTGTCACAGCAAGCCACGTATAAAGCAAAGCGAAAAAGCGAAGACATGATCGAAGCCGTTTTTCGCGCCGCAAAAGAGTCTGCTCTTGCTTGCGGGACTGGAAAAGCCGCTAAAGTGCCGGCACAGCCCAAGGACGCAAGAAAAACTAAACCAGAAGTAGCGCTGGTTCATGCTACGGATTGGCAGACTGGAAAATTAAGTACTACTTATAGCATCCAAAAATGTTCAGATCGAATAGAGCAGCTCACAGCCAAAGTGATTGAGCTCACGACACTTCAGCGTACGCACCACCCAGTCCGTGAATGCACAGTTATGTTCGGTGGAGACATGGTTGAAGGCATTACGATTTTTCCAGGGCAAGCCTGGGAAGTTGAAGCTCATCTTTTCGAACAACTATTTGAGACCGTTCGAATCGAAGAGACAATGATTAGAACACTTGCGGCATTCTTTGAAAAAGTCAATGTTGTCTGTGAATATGGCAACCACGGCCGTCTCGGTCGTAAAGGCGAAATGCCGGCCAACGACAATATTGACGCAATCAGCTACCGCATTGCGCAAGATCGCACGAAGGATCTTAAAAATGTCACTTGGCAAATGTCGCCTGACTGGTATCAAATGGTGACAATTGGCAATTATAAAGCTATGCTCGTGCATGGCGATGAGTGTCGAGGCATGACAGGTATTCTTCGCAAAGCTAATGCGTGGGCAACTGGCGTCGTTGAGCCGTTCCAAGATGTGTACATGGGTCACTTCCACACGCCGACTACAATGACTATGGCAAATGCTGGCCGCGTGTTCATCACAGGTTCACCAGAATCACATAATGAGTACGCTCGAGAAGTTATTGCCGCTGTCGGTAAGCCGTCTCAGCGATTGCATTTCATTGACCCAGTCAAAGGTAGAATCACAGCAGAATACACAATCTGGCTGGATTAAGAAATTTCTTTGTAGCGTAGTATTTTTTAATGGTGAGACAACGTCGTCAAGTTAAGGACGCTAGAAAGCGCATCTTAAGAAATGCTGAAAGCATTGTCACTCAGCGCATGGAAGAACGTAGCACTGAAGAACTTACTCGCGTGGGAGTTGTTTGGAGCGGCATTCTTGATCTTGATGACGTAATTCCGCCATCTGAGGTTGCAGCACTTTTGTCGGCATATGATCTAGTGCGAGCAACTACTTTAGTAGATTCAGAAGAATATTGGACAAGCGCTGCAGCTTATGCAGCTCTGGGGGCTTACAGTGAACCAGATGCGCAAGCTATCTATGACATTGAATCTGAAGAAGAAAAAAAGAAAAATCCAATAGGATTTGGCGCTAATGAAGACAAAAAAGTCATCGACCCAGGACTTGATACAGTTTAGTTAGAATTGTCGATTGGAGAAGACGTGCCCTGGCCTAATGATGTTGTCACACGCACAGTCTACGGCACATACTTAACTGCAGCGGGAACAGGCGCTCAAGGTAGAGTGACTTTTACTCCGTCATCAAGAATCCTCGACACTGACGATGCTGTAATTATAGAAGACGCTATCGTCGCTACGCTAAGCAACGCTGGGTACTTTGAAGTAGATCTTCCAACAACTGATAACGATCTTCTTACTCCAAAATCTTGGACATACGAAGTCAACGTTCGCTTATTTGGAGTAAAGCCGCAGAGATTCAAAGCAATTCTTCCATATGGAGATGGATCAAATGTTGACATTATAAACGACATTAGTACGTCTACATCTACGTTTACTCAAGGGATCGGCGCTCCAGACACAGTTCAAGGCCCGATTGGCCCACGTGGACCGGGGACTATTACCGGCGCCGGACTGCCAGTGTACACTGACGGTTTTGACGGTGACATCTATATCGATACAGATACTGGCTATTACTATGGGCCAAAGGCTGCTGGCGAGTGGCCTGGTGTTCCGTTCTTTACCGCTGGCTCAACACAAAGGCACGTGCACACTCAAGCTTCAGCATCTGCGACGTGGACAGTCACACATGTCTTGGGCGGCAGGCCTTCTGTGTCAGTTGTAGATTCTTCTGGGACTGTCGTGGTCGGAGAAGTAAGGTATGATAGCAATACAGTAGTGACAGTTTTGTTTACTACTCCATTTTCAGGATACGCGTACCTTACGTAACTTGAATAGACAATAAGGAGTCGCTCCCCGTGGCACAAAAATTTGTTACAAACTTAGATCTTAATCAAAATCAACTTCTCAATGCAACATTTGAGGTGCTGTCGTCGAACCCTGAGTCGGGCAACTTCGAAGGTCGAATGATCTACAACAGCACCACGGATTCTATCCTGGTGTACGGCAATGGCGCATGGCGCAAAGTCGTAAATAGCATTTCATCTGGCGGTGGTCCTGGTATTGCTGAAGCTCTTACTGTTTCAGAGTCAAACGGCGCTGTAACCCTCACTCTTAATGTTGCAGACACTGACTCTGCTGGTCTACTCCCAGCGGCGATGTGGAACATGCTTACAGACGCCACTGCTGATGCGACTGCGTCTAAGTTGGTTAAAAGAGACGCCCAAGGCAATGCAAAAGTTGCTACGCCTACAGATGCTGCACATATTGCAACCAAAGGCTATGTAGACGCAGCTCGCCAAGGTCTTGATGTCAAGGCTTCAGTAAGAGCAGCCACCACTGCCGCGATTAACATTTCAACCGATCTTAATAACGGCGACGTCATTGACGGTGTAACGCTTGTTACTGGTGACCGTGTTCTTGTTAAGAACCAAGGAACAGCTTCTGAAAACGGCATCTATGTGGTCACCGCTACTGGTGCGGGTGCTCGTTCATCTGACGCAAACGGAACCGCCGATACTGGCGAACTTACAAGTGGAACCTTCACCTTCGTAGAAGAAGGAACCGTTAACTTTGACTCTGGTTTTGTCGTTTCAACCAATGGCACAATCACCGTCGGTACGACAGGTATTACTTGGACACAGTTTTCCGGTGCTGGCTCATTTGAAGCGGGTGACGGACTTTCAAAAAGCGGCACAACAGTAAATGTCAATGTCACAGCTGACAGAACAGCTATTACCGCAGACGCGATTGACATTGCATCAACTTACGTTGGTCAGTCTTCAATCACAACCCTCGGAACAATCACCACTGGTACGTGGGACGCCACAACTGTAGCGGTTACTGCTGGTGGTACTGGTGTTGAAAGCTTTACCGACAATGGCGTTGTCTACGGTAACGGCACAAGCGCTCTTGATGTAACAGCCGCTGGTACGCAGTATCAAGTTCTTCAGGCTGGCTCTGGCGGAGTTCCCGCGTTTGGTGCGTTAGATCTTGCGCAGTCCGCTGCAACAACTAATCAATTGCCAGTCTCGCGTGGCGGCACAAACGCAAGCACTGAGTCTGGTGCTAGAACAAACTTAGCAGCAGGCGGAACTCAAGGAGCTGGAGTAAGCACACCAGCACTTGCGCGCAAAGTTACAAAGGCTGTCGGCAACGGAGTAGATACTTCATTTACGCTTGTTCACGCGTTCAACACACGCGAAGTAATGGTTCAAGTGTACGACTCAAGCAGCTACGACACAGTCATTACAGACGTTGTTCGTACTGATGCTAATACAGTTACAGTTGCATTCTCAGTTGCACCGTCAGCGAGCGCGTACACTGTTGTTGTGATAGGTTAAATTCATAGCACCCCGAGGGGTGCGAACTATAAAGAAAGAAACAGTTGAGGCTGTATCAATGACAAGATTTGTTGGAACTCCGCTACGCGGAACCGAATTTGCTAACCCCGGTGATGAAGCTGTCTCTGCCCGCGTTGGCACAGATTCGTATCCACGAGTACGCATTGATGCAGGCGGCAGGATTACATGGTCATCCGGAACAGCAACTGGAGACACCACTTTATATAGAAGTGGAAGTGACACATTAGTAACTGATGATGTCTTTAAGGCACTGCAGGGTATTGTCACATTAGTAACAGATGGTGCGCCTACACAAGCGCTGCCAAACGGTGCAATTGCAATTGACACCACCAACAACATATTCTATTTCCGCTCAGACGATGCTTGGCAGCTAGTAAGTGGCGGTGGCTCTGTTACTGGAGATTTAGACGGTGGAAATCAATTGAATGATATCCAAGAAGCAGAAGTAACTAACTACGCATTCGCGTCATTTGACGGAGGAGAATTGTAATGGCTGGAGCAAGAATTCAACTAAAGAGGGCTACAGCATCTCAATGGACGTCTGCAAACACAGTATTGTTTGCCGGTGAAATTGGGTATGAAACAGACACCAATAAGTTCAAGATTGGTGACGGCACCACTGCGTGGACATCGCTTTCTTACTTCAATGGAAACTTGTCGGGATCAAACCTAAATGATCTTTTAGATGTAACTATTACGTCTGCAGCAAATGGTGACTTCCTTCGTTGGAACGGCACAGCATGGGTTAACGATGCAGTCAACCTTGGAACTGATACAGCAGGCTCATTTGTTGAAAGTCTTATCGCTGGAACAGGTGTAACACTCACAAACAATAGCGGTGAAAGCTCCACGCCAACAATTGCAATTGGTCAATCTGTAGCAACAAATACAACTCCAACATTTGCTGGACTGAACCTAAATGGAAACATTACTTTTGAAGGCACAACTGCTGACGAGTTTGAAACTACTCTCTCTGTAGCCGACCCAACTGCAGACAGAACTATTACCCTGCCTGACGCAACGACAACCCTTGTTGGTACAGATACAACTCAAACTCTTTCCAACAAAACACTTACTACGCCAACCATCAATGGACCAGAAATCACGGCTACTGGTGGAACTCCAAGAATTCATGGTATCTATCTTCCAGAGCCACATTTTATTACATTTGAAGGTGCAACAACAGATGAGTTTGAAACAGTACTCACCGTTGTTAACCCAACCGCCGACAGAACTGTAAGTCTTCCTGATGCGAGCGGAACCCTTGCCATAAGTGGAACAATTGCTCTAGGAACGGACACAACTGGAAACTACGTCAATGATGTAACTGCCGGCACAGGCGTAACGGTAACTCACACACCAGGCGAAGGCTCATCTCCTACAGTTGCAATTGGACAAAGTGTTGCAACGTCTGCTTCACCAACATTTGCTAACGTCACTATTAGCTCTGCTCCAACAGACGTCAATCACGCAGCAACTAAAGCGTATGTAGACTTTCATGCCGCTGGAATTGTGTGGCACGATGCAGTAAAACTTGGAACAGCCGCAGTTCTTCCAGGAACACCAACCTATGACAACGGAACATCAGGAGTTGGTGCAACACTTACTGCCGCTTCAAACGCGCGACTAGTTATTGACGGCGCTAACGCAACAACAAACGACAGAGTTCTTATTAAAGATCAAGCCGATGCAAAACAAAACGGCGTGTATGTAGTAACAGCTCAAGGTAGCGTAAGTGCACCTTATGTTCTTACAAGAGCAGCAGACTTTGATGCAAGTCCATCATTTGAGCACATCGGCGCAAGTGGAGACGCAGTGTACGTCACTGCTGGCTCGTCTAGTGCTAATCAAGGATTTATCACACTGTCAACCGGAACCGGTACAAATGGAACATACGTTATTGGTACTGATGACATTACTTTCGGGCAATTTACTGGTACAGCTACTTTTACCGCTGGCGCTGGTCTTGCTACAACAGGAAATGTTGTAAACGTACAAACAGCGAACGCGGCCCGTATTGTTGTAAACTCAGACGACATCGATCTTGCAACTGTCACCCGCACAAACACAAGCGGTTCTGCCGGTAAGTCATTTGTTCAATCATTTACAACTGACTCATATGGCCGAGTAACTGGCGCTGTAACCGCAGATACTGCAATTACTCTTGGTACTGATACGTCTGGTAGCTATGTAGAAAGTCTTACCGCAGGCACCGGCATTACACTAAGTAATAACAGCGGCGAAGGCGCTAGCCCGACAGTAGCGGTAACCGCCAACACATATGATGCGTATGGCGCAGCAGCGACTGCGCAAACTAATGCAGAATCTACAGCTTCAGGTTAC